CACACTACCGAGTTGTTCGCTCTCGTAGTCGGTAAAATTTGTAAAATTTTTGTTAGACATAAGACCTCCAGTAATGGGGGTCTTATGTTTGTATACTAAAGTATATTGTAGATAATCCACTCAATACACAATATATTGGTGTGGCAACAACATATGAATCTATGATAGCATATGCTCCATTATATCCAGGAACTCCATAAATTTTATAAGCAGATCCTAAAGGAATTTCTCTTGCGGCATCACTATAAGTTTGTAAAGAGTATCCTAGTATGGAAGGATGGCTTAAATCAATTTTTAAAGTTGTATTACCGTTGGCTGGTGTTAATGATACCGATGATGCCGATGTTGTAATGTTTATATTTAATGCAGCAATATTTGTAGTTGATGTTGGTGAACTTACTGTAATATAAATCAAATTATTAAATGCTGGCGATATTACACTAAACGGAGTCGATATACCACTCCCATATATTAAATCATAACATGATTTACAACTTACAAAACTAGATAAGTATCCAGCTGCTATTTTTGAATTTCTTAATTGTGCTTGATTTAAGGTTTGATTTTCATAACAATTTCTTAAATCTTTAGTTGAAGCATCTGATATTGTATATATTCCAGTCACATTAGATTGTTGCGGTGCTACCACTAATGATGGAAATCCACGTAAATATAGATCAACTGAAGTATTAGTAGTTGAAAAATCCTGAAAAGTTCCACCTGATGCAAAATATAATAGTTCAGTAGAGTCTTTTAGTTGTGTGGTTCCACTTATTGGAATACGTTCAACATTATTTGACGTACCACCTGATATTTCAATATATTCTTCAAATCCATATGCTGATCCAAGAATACCCATAGTATTGAATGTTATTTTAGAAAGATTTGGAAGAGAATTTACTAAAAAATATCCAATAGTTCCACCAGTAGATGTAAAAGTATACTGTGGAGTATCTACAAAATTTTCTTTTCCATAATAATTGTAATCAGATGTTGCGGTTAAACCAGAAACAATAGTGGCAATAATAATATGATTATCATTGATAGTAGTGGACAACCTACAGGTTCCACTTAATGTTGTAGTAACATTATTATATTCATCAAAATATTGTGATGCTGATATAGAGAATGTTTCTCCTGCACCAGAAAATCCACCAAAAGTTCTTTTTAAATATAATGAATCAGACGCATCGTATACATGCGAATAATCAATTGTACATGTAGAACCCTGAATTAAAAGATTTGGTTTAGAATTTATAATTCCTTTTGTAAAAATAGGATCTACTGTTAATCCAGTAATGTACAAACCATAATTTTTTAAAGTTCTAACTTTATTTAATGTATATGCTGATTCTGTTTCTGCCATTTTTTATTCACGATGCATTATAAAATAGTGCTTGTGTACCACTTCCAGTAACGGTATAGATCTTATTCGTATTATTAACTTTAACAAATATTTCTTCACCTGGATCTAATCCATAAGATGTAGATGAAGATACTCCAGTATTACCTGCAAAGTAAACTAAATTTGTATTAGTTGCTGCAGCTTTAAGGTTTATACCATATGAGCATGTAAACCCTGTTGGATCCATTTGTGATACAACGGCGGTTGGAGCTGTTCTGCTAGATTTAATGCTTGATGGAACACTACCAGCAATGCTCAATATTTGTGCATTGAGAGTAACTAATTGTCCATATACACTAGTCATTCCAGCAAGAATGGCTGTATCGTTAATACCAACTGTATTACCTACAGTAACATCAACACTACGACCACCCGTCATGCCTTGAATTCTTAATCCATTACCAGTAGCATCATTGGTTACACCAATGGTTGATGCAATATTAGCGGTAATAGTCACACCACTAAAGCTGACTTGCATTGGATTTGAAGTAGTTCCAATAGCAACACCACTTGCATTCACCATGTTAGAATAAATCCAAGTATTTCCACTTGGACCAAAGACAGAAACATTGTCTGTTAATTTATTTAAATAACGCCCACCGGTAACTTCTACTCTGCAACCAGTTGTAGTCTGTACATATACAGGGGATGCAGTAAGACCCATAACACTTACTGTTCCAGATACCGGAACTGGAGTTCCTGATCCAATGCCTTGAATATTGATTGTTCCACAGAATCCCGAAATGGTAGCAGTCATTCCACCAGATACTGCGACAGGTAGTGGAGTGGCAGTATCTACTACTGTAAGTGATCCGGTAGGACCATATGCCATTTTATAAATTTGGGTATAATTAGTCACACCGCTGACTAATACAGGATCCGCTGAAACAGCAAATGTTGCTCCACTTGTTTCAATAACAACATACGTAGATCCAAAATAGGGTGATATTGGCATAATGTATCCTTAGATTCCTTGTTCTTCAATATTTATACTCTTCTATTTATTGGCTTTAATATAAAACCATGATATAATAACATTATGTACATAGATGACTCTGCAAAAGAACAATTTTCAAATAAGGTAATAGCAAGAGTAAAATCTACTAATATGACTTTTATGGATTGTGTTTTAGAAATTACAGAAGAAATGGGTTTAGACCCAAGTGCTTCTGGTAAACTTTTAACCAAGCCAATTATTGAAAAAATTCAACAAGAAGCCCAAAACCTCCATTTAATGAAAAAGTCTAAATCTAAGAAACTACCGATTGACTAATGTAAATCGTGGTGTATAGTGGTAGAGAACTGTTAGGCCAAGGTAGATCCTTGGGGAAAGAAAGACACATATGGCAAATTTTTCAGATTTCAAGAAGAAGAGTAAGAACTCAGTCGCATCACTAACCGAGCGCATGGATAAGCTCACGTCAAAGGAGAGTTACAAAGATGACCGTATTTGGAAGCCTGGTATTGACAAGGCTGGAAACGGTTATGCAGTAATTCGATTCCTTCCTGAGATTGAAGGAGAAGATACTCCCTTTGTTTCAGTTTACAGCCATGCCTTCAAGGGCAAGGGTGGTTGGCTCTTTGAGAACTGCCCAACTACGCTTGGAGAGAAGTGCCCAGTTTGTGAAGCCAATACGGAACTCTGGAATAGTGGAATTGAGGATGACAAGAATATTGCAAGAAACCGTAAGCGTAAGTTGACTTACATCTCTAACATTCTTGTTCTTGAAGATCCTGCAAACCCAGAGAATAAGGGAAAGGTTTTCCTTTATCAATATGGTACTAAAATCTTCCAGAAGATTCAAGGACTTGCTCATCCAGAGTATCAAGATGAGACTGCAGTTGATCCATTCAACTTTTGGACTGGTGCAGACTTCAAGATCAAGATTCGTAATGTTGGTGGTTACGTAAACTATGATCGTTCAGAGTTTTCTGCTCCTGCTCCTCTCCTTGGTGGAGATGATAAGAAGTTAGAGGAACTTTGGAAGAAGCAATATGCTCTCAAGGAGTTTACTGACAAGAGTCAGTTCAAGAGTTATGATGAACTCAAGGCTAGACTCAAGAAGGCAACAGGAGACGATATTCGTGCTCAGTTTACTGACTCAAAGAGTATTGAAGATGATGTTACTGATAATGTAGTCCGTGAAGACATTGAGGAAAAGGATCCTCTAAAGTACTTCTCCGAAATGGAGAATGATTGAGAAAAGCCCCGCAAGGGGCTTTTTTTATGCCCAGATAGGATACTGAGCAAATCGTTCTGATCTAGCATCAAATATTAAATTAGTTTGCTCTAACGATGGACGTTCTTCAAACTTTGAAGCAGGGCTTGGATTGGGTATCCATTTATTCTGAGTATTATCTGCAATACTTGTTAATGTATCTCTGAGCCCATCTACATTTTCTTCTAACTTTTTGTATGATACTTCTGGATCAAACTTAACTTGTAATTTCATTCCAACATCAGCAACTTCTGCAGTTGTTTTTTCTGATAAATCTACTTTTGTAGCTTGATATATTATTGATTGTAATAATGGTGGATCAACAATTGGTTTAAAAACAATACTTTCAGGTAAAGCCATATCCTCTGGCATACTACTATCAAGTTGTGTAGATCTTATATCTGATGGTTTAATTGAAGGTGCAAACAGTTGTTGTTCTGCTGTAACATCTAATGATATATTATTATTGTCTTCCATTAATTAAATCCTTGCAGGTTTGATGAATAAGATTCATTTTGTTGTTTCTTTTGTTCTTGGTAGTCTACTAATAATTTAACATATATTTCTCTTTCCCACCAGATCATGCTTTCTAAATCAAATAGATTCCAATTAAAATTATTTATCAGGGTAAAGTTTGTAACGTAGTAATCTTTTAAATCAAAAAACTTTACCGATAAGTAAAAAAAGTTAGAAATCCATTTACCTCCTTATCACCATCTTCAGTTTTAATAGTTAAAAATAGGTCAGGTTGAGTCTTCATAAATTCTTCAAATTTAGGAAGAACAGTCATAGGTAGATTATCTAAAATAACTTTTATTTCATCTGTTAGATATTTACTAACATGAAATATCTCACCATTAAAAATAACTTTTTTGATGCAAGCTTGTATCAAATCTTCTTTATCAAATGAATTTAATTTTAATAAGTCTTTTATGGTAGGTGTTTCTAATACCAGATTAACACTATTGGTTAAAGATATTGTTTGAGATGATATAGAGTTTTTTCCATATATCTCAGAAATTGCTACCTGAATTCGTTCTTTATTGTGTATGAGATTTAATTGTTCGTCAACACTTTTTGATCTTATTTGTAAAAATAGAAATTCAGCATCAGCCATGCACAGATCTAAAATGTTAATATCTTTAACATTAGTTTTTAAAATATCCACTAAGCTTGTTAATGCCAATTTTCTATTTTCTTCTTGTAAGATAATAGAAATGTTTTTTGCATCCTTTACTCTGAATGGAACAAACGAAACAGTTTGTTTCGAGAAGGGAAGAGTAGTCTGATATTTTGGTAAAAGGCTTTCCAACGAATTAAGTATATCCATATTATGTACCTGGTTTAAAAGTGAAATCTCTGAACATCATCAACACTTGATATGTCATATAATCATTAGTCTTCATCATACTCAATTCAATTGGTAAACATTCAATTGGATATATTTCAAAGAATGTATATATTCTATTAATATTACCATTTGGATCTAGTATATTAATTTTCATTTGTGTTGGGGCTATGATGTCATCATAGTATGAAAGTTGGAACGGAGTTTTATATGTTCCTCTTTGTCTTCCACCCGAATAAATTAAGTTAAACCATGTATCATAAAAATCTGTAATAAAATGGTCATTTGTTACAGCAAAGGTTAACATAACTCCCTGCGGAAACTTTTGAGATCTTGGAACACTTCTTCCCAATCCATACCCTGCAAGATTGTCTGCAACCGAATCAATGGCTCTAGCCCCAATCATTACGGATAATGGTTGAAGATCATTAGCTGGAATGAAATTACTTAATATGGTTGGTAAGCCATTAAATGACATAGAAAATCTATTAGGTCTCTGTAAACCTTGATGCCTATCAAAAAAGTCTTTGATGGCTGTGATTGAATTTGTTTGATTATTTGGTGTTATTGCCATTTGAAAAAAGTTCTTTTTCTGTTATTATTTTAAAAACTATATTGTTTTTATCACAATATACTTTAGCTGCGTTCCATTTACAATTATTGACGATCCAAGTAACTTTATCTTTTTTAGAAGCATTTTCCTTTAACATGGTTTGTTTCTTCGGTT